AAACATTCAGTGCAATTCTTGTACAATATTTACGTTAAAATAGTATTTATAAATTAAAAAAATTGCACCAGTAAACACTGATGCAAAATTTTAATTTAAGCATATATAAATTCTGATAAATGCTTTTTAATTATCTCATCTAATTTATCTGAAAATAATTCAGCCATTGAGTTATACCCTATTGGAGTGTAGTGATAGTTGTTATATAGAGTTGTGAATGGTAAACTATTGAACTCGTTAATGCAGTCCATATAATAGTAGTTATCATAATGTTTTTCCATATTTTTGTATACTGCATTTACATTTATAGTAGAAGAGCCAAACCCAACACCTCTGCTAATACCAGTGCTAATTATAAAGCAATTCGGTGATATCTTTTTTAATTCTTCTATTACTCTACTAACGTAGCTATATAAGGTGTTATTAGTAGTACCTATATCACTTTCAGACCCAATAGTTTGATTGACTTCATTAGCACCCATACACAAAATATATAAAGGCATTTGACCTATTTTTTTAGCGTATTTTAACCCCCACTCTTCACTTGTTTCGTTCAACCACGATAAGCATGTTGCACCACTTTTACCACTCCAATACACTTCATTATTGTATTTATTTTTAATAAAACTACTCCATGATATATCTTTATCTTCTGATACTGGTGTCCCATCTTTAAGAGTATGATATCCTACGCTTAAACTGTCACCAACACTGCAAAATTTTCGAAATAAATTAAACCCTTTTGGATAATATGATTTTTCCTCTTTTGGGTTTGATAGTTCAATCCAATTACCCCAGTTAAAGTTAGGAGCTGAACCAGTATTTGACCTAGTAAATACTCTATTTTCACTGACAAATAATTGATACCCACCCGGCTGATTACTCCTGTCGCTATACTGAAAAGTTGATAAGCACCCGGTTGCGGGGCTAATAGGCAAATTTTTCATTATATCGTCAGTAATTTTATATAGGTAAATTGTTTTATTTAATGGAGCATTGTTTAAGTTATCGAAATAGTCACCGATAGTAGACGGGATAATAATAATATCTGACGCTCTGTATGAGGATTCACTTGAAATTTCAATCCAATTACTCCACGTAAAGTCAGGCGCTGAACCACTATTAATTCTGGTAAATGCTCTATTTCTACACACAAATAATTGATACCCACCCGGCTGATTACTCCTGGGACTATACTGAAAAGTTGATAAGCAACCAGACGCGGGGCTAATAGGCAAATTTTTCATCATGTCATCAGTAAGATTAAGGAGGAAAATAGTTCTATTTAATGGAGCATTGTTTAAATCATTGAAATACGAATTAATATTTCCTACTGAAATAAGAATATCTGATGGGTGATATGTTGTTTCATTCGAAATTTCAATCCATTTACCCCAGTTAAAGTTAGGAGCTGAACCAGTATTTGATCTAGTAAATACTCTATTTTCACTGACAAATAATTGATACCCACCCGGCTGATTACTCCTGGGACTATACTGAAAAGTTGATAAGCAACCCAATGCGGGGCTAATAGGTAAATTTTTCATTATATCTGACGTAATATTGTATAAGTAAATTGATTTATTTAATGGAGCATTGTTTAAATCATTGAAATAACTATCAATATTACTTTTTAATATAATAATATCTGATGGTGTGTAACTGTTAAAAGACCCGTACACCAAACCACTGTCTTTCCAATTACCTGAATCATAGTAATAAATATGTCCGTTAGAGTTTAGAACATAAACTAAAAGTGTGTTAGTCATGTCACTTGTGGAATTAACAAACGTTGGCAACGAATTGTTACCAATAATCGCTTTTAATAGAATACTTAAACTGCCATCACTAGCCATACCATCAAGTTTATTGTTAATTTCTTCCTGGACATCCAGTGTACTGAAATAGTTATTAACATAGTTCTGTAATTCTACATACGCTTTATGAATATTAGTTACATCACCATGCAATGTTTCAACATCTTCCATGCTCTTATTTAAATAGTCCACAACTTTACAGAGTAGTTCATAATAACTTAAACTATCATCATACACCAATGGAAGTACTTTTTGACACCAGTAACGAAACGGTTGTAGTGTTCTATAATTACCTAGTGTTGGCGTAAAATCCGCCGGATCATTTGGTGTAATTGTTTTATTTATACTCATAATATACCTCCAATCTACCATATCCCCATAAATAAGTCGCTAAATTTTTCAATAACTTGCATATCAATATTCAAAAAAGTTTCTCTAAACTTCAACAGCATACTACTATAACTTTCACTACCCTGTTTACCGCTTACATTCTCCACATAATCTTCAAGGCTGTTAGCTGTTCCAGTATTACTAGTATCATCATTAACAGTAGTTTTATTAGTGCCAGTACTACTATTTTCATTACTGGTACTACCAGTATCAGTAACTTTTCTAGCGTTAGTCAAATAGTTCTCATTTTCCAGTCCAGTAATAGCTCCTTGTGGTGTATCGCTATACAAATCTTTTTTTGTATTGTTACTACTACCACTGCTAGTTCCACTAGCGTTTATTTCACCACTACTAACACTCTGACTAGTGCCTGTATCCTGTTTACTACTATCAATCTTACGATTATGCGTTCTCTTTAAATCCACATCATACAACGGGTTAAATTCAATTAACGCACTTTTATACAACTGATTGTAAAAAGGCATAATCTCTTCAAGTCTGGTATTCATCCATAGTTTCCAGATTCCCACAGTTTCACTGCCAATCTCACGCAGATAATAATGTTTTAATATCTTCTGGCAAAGTATCGCTCTATAACTTTCGTCAAAGAAAACAGCCTTGCTAGTAAATATTTTATCCCAGCTTTTACTGATAATATCATCCACATTATCACATCCAGTACTTTCACTCAACCCAGCTTTACTCTCACAAATAAACCTAACTTCTGTAGTGTACTTACTCATTTCTTACCACCACACTTTCCGGCTACCAGTAACGCAAGGCTAAACACGCCACACAACGATCCAATACCAAAACCACAAAAGAAGCTAATCATTATTATCACCACCTTTTATCGTATTTTGTCCAGAACCATCACCGATTTCCTTAAAATCTTCTCTATAATCAACACTTATATTAGTGCCAAACATAGCATTAATCTTTTCAACAGCATCACGCCTAGCTTGTAACCTACTATACCTACTAGCAATAGTGCCACCCTGATTTCTTGTAACCTCATCTGTAATCAGTCTTTCTTTCTTCTGAATGCTAATATTGCTAATACCTAAGTAAGTCAACGCCTCGTTCCATATCTGCGTTTTTAATTGATAAATTTTATCTGCAACATACGGCGCACCTGTATTCAAACACTTCAAAGCGTTTAAATCGAGGTTCTTATCACCAAAGATAAAAGGAGAATTCCCGTCGTATTCTTTATAGAGATTTAATAATGTAAGGCGTTGTTTTTCTGTTCCTTGTACCAATACAGGTGTTTTTTGAGCGTTGGCATTTACATCAATAATTCTGTCTAGTAAATACAAACGTTTTGAGAACATTTTAATATCTGTAATAGAATTGGTTCTCAGATAGTTATTCCAGATGATAATGCTATTGTCTTCATTTAAATCTCTCTGATAGTTGTTATAACTTGAGTACGCTCTCCTATTTACAGGGTTTCCGTATACATCAAAATTTCCATTTGGTAGACAATCTAAACAAAGATTTCCAACAACATCATCATTGAAATACACCATAGAACCGTTCTGAAATAAGTGCAATTCTATATACCTAGGGTCAACGGTAGGTGGCAAATTCTGCCACTCAAACATAGATATTGCTAACTCTGTAAGCCTGTTGAAATACTGCATATAGGTTATATTGTTTAGCAAGGCGCTTTCCTCAAATAAGCCATTACCTTTTTTTCTCACTTTCTCACCACCTTATATCGTATTATCCAGTGAATAGTTACCGATTTCATCACCGTTTTTCCAGAACGTAACACCAGTGTCATAGATGTTACAAATTTTTCTCATATCATCGGCTGGTACGCTACCTACAATATTACACCCTATTGTCTTTACATAATTCCAGTGTGGTCTACCATTTCTGTTAGGTATTTTTACCCTATTAATAGCATACCCGAACATGGTAAAGTATTCGTCAATCATCCTAGCATAGTACTTTGTTATACTACATCTGCCACCATAAAATGATTGCAACCCGGAAGCCACGTTATTATTACCGTGATTCTGATTACCTTTTGTAACATCCGCTTGAATAGATGCTTGATAACCACTCACAAGCGCATTAGTTGCACTACTTAATAGCGAAGCACCCGCCATAGGCAAGCCGCCCATCACTGCACCTGTAGCACCTTTCACTGTAGCGTTAGCGATAATAGGAATAGCGTTTTGTGCTAACCACGCTCTAAAAGCATCCGTGCTCCAAGAACACATAGGGTAATTAGAAAGTGTCAACGATTCGTTAGGAAAAACACCAGTGCTTCCTTTATAGTTGGTTGGCCTTAAAGTACATTGAATAGGCATCGTAATAGGTACACGAATATTCCATTGCGGTTTTCTTCCATCAAAAAATTCATATCTTAACGCCAAGCTGCTGCCATCGTTGTTTCCGATGGAAAAGAAATTGTATGGATAGGTAAACATTTTTCTGTTCTTTGGCTTGTACCCGTCAATCTCCCATGATCCAATATTTAATGCTTCTGCTTCACCATTAATAGTGTACGCATTAGCTGAGTATTTCATTGTAATACCACCATTCGGTATCGCTTTACCGACACCAATAACAGGTGCCATATACATACCAACAATTGCTTCTGGTTTTTGGTTATAAGTATTAATTAACGTATTAATACCACTTGTATCGTCTATGTTATACACGTGCAAAGTACAACCACCGTATACACCGTCATAAACATTTCCAGAAGATGATTCGTCTGTGTCATTTACAAGAATATAAACAGCCATTGGATTTAAAACAGCTGATAAGTCCTTATAATCATTAAATACATACTCACCCAGTTCCACATTCTCAGGTTCTATATGAAACCCGGCTACATCATCATCCACATGTTCCCTCTCTACAAGGGAGTACTCCATGTTATAATCAAAAAACCAAGTCTGCATAACATCCAGTTCAAATGTAATTTCTGAACACTCATTATTTACAAACTCAACGCTAGTGATAAAAGCATAAAACCATTTTGTCCCATACGCACTGTTCTGAAACATCATGTAATTACAGTCATACAAACTGTCAGCTTTAATACCAACTCTTGAAACACCCTTGTTTACTCTTTGATAGGTGTAATTGGCTAGATTATGCTTCTCTTTCCCAGCAAAATAAGTCTTCTGAGAACTAGCGTTACTAAAGTAAATAGTGTGTGCATAAGTAGTATCTAAAGGCACATCCTTTAAAATTCTTATATTTGTTTGCGGTTGAATATACATTTAATCACCTACACAATCCCAAGAAACGTTTTGATTTTAGTTATCTGTTCACTTGTCAATGGGTCAGAATCCAGACTACCAAAATTAAATCTTTCACCGCTAAGCATAGACACAACAGCGTGTTTTAAATCTTCCGCACTAACATCTAGTGCGTCTGTCATTTTTGCTTTATCTGTATCATCTGTAAACGCACTGATAATAGTGATAGGATCTTTTGCACCTTTTCTAATATTCTCTCCAACTGTAGGGTGCGCGTGTCCTGAACTATCTACTGTATCAGCTAAAAACTGTTCTGTCATAATACCTCGTTTCCGGGGGTAGGTTGTTATCCCTACCCCTTGTAGCTTATTTTTTATTCAGTGTTAAAGTACCATCCACCTGTACTTCTGTAGGGGTAACTGTTGTGGTAGCTTCATACAGCTGTTCTCCGATGTTTGCAACAATTGTCATTGCTGTAGCGGACTGACTTTCTGGAATTAACATACCACCGTATTTCTGAACAGCAATACCAGCTGTAGTAAGTGCATCCGTCTGGACAAAGTTCACTTCGTTAGGTGCAAGTGTAACACCATCTGCGTCTGCGTGCATAGTCAGTGTAATTGCCTTTTCTGTTTCATCTTTCGCATCCCAGTGTAACGTAAGTGTTTCCGGCAATGCAACTTCCGCTGTACTATCCACAAATACAACAGCGTTAGCGAATGGAGAACTACTAATAGTTTTCCATGTGTGGTAAAAATAATTCCAGTACAGACCAGATGAAACGTATTTCTCTGTAAACTTATTCATGTTATCATACACCTGAAACCAGTTTTCGTCTAACAGAACTGCTTTTACCTTTTTCATAAGAGCCAGTTCATCTGCTGTAACCTCTTCCAGTCCATCAGAGTTATCTCTAATAATGTCAAACCGCTCGTTGTCAAAAGTGTCCCACTTGTCAATGATAAACAGTCTGCCGAGGAAGTCAGCTTTTTCCATGTTAAACGCACTAGCCAGTACATTCACATCAAACGATGCATTGAAGTTTGCATCCATGAAAATAACCTGTCTGTCTTTTGGTGTGTTCGTTTTCACACCAGCACTGTTATAATCAGAACTTACAAACGGTAACAGGTTGCTAGTTCCACGGAAAGCAACTGCGCTTGTTTTCAAGTCAGCATCCGCAACGATTGACTGGGTTGCTACTTTCCCGTGTGAAATAGCTTTAATCAGTAGATATTTGAACAACAGGAATTCGTCATACTCAGCGCCGGTGTAAACAGCATCTACGATTTTTGCAATCAGGTTCTGCACACCATCCATGCTAAGAAATGCCTGGTGTAAGTCCATATCTTGAATGGTTACTGGATACATCACACGCCAGTTCATTACATGAAATGCTGACCGTACATCCGGCATGTTTCTTTTAAATTCTCTGCCTCCAGCTTTCTCAGCGGAAAAGTCTACTGCTTTTGCAATGGAAACAAAAATGTCTTCTACTGTTTCACCGAACTCCAAATACCCTTTTTTGAGGATGGAATACGGGTTGTTAAATGTTGCACTCTGCATACGCACGATTGCAATACGGTTTACCAGTGCATTTAAAAACTGGTTAGCAAATGCTGGTGTACCATAGATTACTTCACCAACTCTTGGAATGTCTGTTGCGTTCTGCACAACAGGCACATTCTGCTGATAGTCGTATGTTGCGTTCTGCCGAATCACATTCATAATGTCAATGGTAGACGCGTTCAGTGTACTATTTGCAATTCTTCTAGGCATTTATTATCACTCCTTTACTGTAAATAAATCGTTAAATGATTTCACCGGCTCATTATCCGGATCAACAGGTTCATATAGGGTGTTATTTTGACCACCGTCTTTACTGAAAAAACGGTCTGAATATTTTTTCTTCCATGCTTTGTCGTTCTCTTCATATTTATTTTTCCAGTTTGTAGCATCATTTGTTTTTTCTTCGAAGTCTGTAAAGGTGTCTGTGATATCTTCCAGCATAGCGATATCATCGTCTGTCGGTTCTTCACCAAACCTACCTCTAAGGCTTTCCAAGATTTCTTCCCTTGTTTTAACAGCCATACGTTACTCCTTTCACTCTACCCTTGTCCACTTTTCCGTGTTAAAAAGTTCACTTAATCTCATGGAAAGGGGATGGTCTGGCGATAACATAATCTTACCGTCTTCTGTTACAAGTACGGTGAACCCCTCTTCATGTTTGTATAATCCTTTTTCAAACATTACTGTTCTCCTTTCTTACCTATACCGAATCATCATCCATACAGGCATTTTTTCTTTTTTCTTTGACGGTGTACCGCCACCACCCCCACCAGCACTAAAAAACCTAAAAAGCATTACAGAATTGTTTAGCATTTCTCCTACATTCAAGTACCTGTTACCTGTAATCCACTGCGTAATACTTGAATCGTTGCCATGATCTACAATATACTGATACGCTTCTTTTGCATATGTCACACGGATATCCCACGAGCTATCGTGTATACCCTCCCAACCTATGTTCCAAGCGTGGGTTAAATGTGTAATGTCAGTACTGTCGGATGCAAGGAAGTCAGAAAGTGAAGAGTAGGCACTTGCTTCGCCTGTAGAGTACCACACATTTTCTTCTATAATATACTGACATTGCCCCTCACCACTATCATCAGCATAACCGTGTGTCGACAACCATTCATGTAACTTATAAAGTCTTCCATGTGTATCTCCACCAGTGTTTGTCCACTGCCCTAATCCATACCCATGTTTTAACTCTGTCCATGTTCCCTTTCGTAATCCTTCCCATATTCCCGGATTTACATTTGATTCTTGCCTGAGATTTCCGGCAATAGCTGCGATTACATAGACAGAACATCCGTAACCAGAAGCACCACCTGAGCCGTATCTGAATCTCCTAGGAAAAGAGCGTTCATGGTTTGGATCACCTTTTGAACTTCCGATTGACACCTGATTTGCGAGAGGCGCGTTACTTGTGTGTGCCCCCATGAAAACGCCTTTTCCTGTTCCACCCTTATAGCACATTTCAGTATGACCAGAAGTCCAGCCAATGTCACCCGGAAGATACTCAGGATCACTGGAAACATCGGTAAAACCTAGTGATAACAGAACATTGATTTCTATACTTGTGGTAAACGGGTTGTGGTTTGGTGCATATTGTGGTGTTTCCCAACCGCCAGCTAGCAACGCATAATTAATAAAACTGCTACAGTCATAATAGGTTATACCACCTATAGTTTGTTGATTTCTATACGCTTGAGAATATCCAACATTCGGTGCGTTACAGGTATTGACAGCCCATGAATATGCTTTATTAATGTCCGGCAATTTACATCACCCCCAGCACTTTCCAGCAACTTTCACCAAAGCACCCATCATTTGCACCGTTTGTACCACACTCATAACCGTATGCCCTCATAGTTGTTTGAAACCTATTGATGGCGTACACCGTGTTCGTGCCACACCCACCGTCAATTGTCAGTGGCTTTCCGTCTTTTCCTGTATAATGTAATAAGGAAAGTACTGTCTGCAATACAATCACATCTGTTCCGTATGAACCGCTTTTCACTGTACTGAATTTGTGCATATCATCACTCCTTGCTAACGTGGAACATTTCCATTAATTTGTCTGGTAATAAATCTGGATTGATTTTTGAAATATTTTCCAGAATAGATACCAGTTCAGTAGTACATGAATATAGGACAACTACTGGCAGTATTGCTACGCTAAGATCGAACCCTACGAGATATCCGTAGGTATCAATACCCCATCCAACAGCGTAACATAAAATAAACCCGACTTTTTTAAATAAGCCGTCCCTGAGCCTTGAAGATTTAATCTCTTTATCCTTAATAGCTGAAACAATCCCTGTCAGTAAGTCTAAAAGATTAAAAGCCAAGGCGCAAAAAATGGGGTAAAACTGCTCCATACCTTTCTCCTTTCTTTCTTTACTTCACAAATAATTATAACATAAAACTTTACAAAAGTAAATAGATATGGTATAATAAATATTAATAAGGAGAACTAATATATATATGGGAAAATATTACGATGGAACAAAACTTTTGTCCATGTTGGACTTGAATGGTAAAAAACCAGAGATCTATATGTGTACTACAAACCGTACTGGCGGTAAGACAACCTATTTTGGAAGACTTTGTGTAAACAGGTTTCTTGATAAAGGAGAAAAGTTTGGGCTTATTTATAGATATAATTATGAATTGGATGATGTTGCCGATAAATTCTTTAAGGATTTAAAAGGGCTGTTTTTTCCTGATAAAACCATGACTGCTAAAAAGAGGGCAAAAGGAATTTTCCAAGAGTTGTTTATTAACGACAAAAGTTGTGGTTATGCAATTGCACTGAACAGTTCTGATAGTATTAAAAAATATTCACATTTATTTTCTGATATTACTAGGATGCTATTTGATGAATTTCAGAGTGAAAGTAATCACTACTGTACCGATGAGATTACTAAGTTTTTAAGTGTTCACACAAGTATTGCCCGTGGACAAGGTAAACAGGTAAGGTATGTTCCTGTTTTTATGTTAGCGAACCAAGTTAGTATTATTAACCCTTATTACGTGGCTATGGGTATTTGTAACAGGCTGAATAGTGAAACTAAATTCTTGCGTGGGGATGGATATGTACTAGAACAGGGGTTCATTGAAACTGCCTCAGATAGCCAGAAAGAGAGTGGGTTTAATCGGGCTTTTAAGGAAAATAATTATGTCGCATATAGTAGTGAGAATGTGTATTTAAATGATAACTACAGTTTCATCGAAAAACCTACTGGAAAAAGTCGTTATATCTGCACACTGAAATATAAAGGAAATGATTTTGGTGTAAAGGAATTTGCGGAAAGTGGTTTTATCTATTGTGATGATAAACCAGACAGTACTTTTCCTATGAAAATAACTGTTACTACAGATGATCATTCTATCAATTATGTTATGCTAAAAAGAAATGATTTCTTTTTGAGTAACTTGCGTTATCTCTTTGAACGAGGCTGTTTTAGATTTAAGGATATGAGATGTAAAGAAGCTATTTTAAATGCACTAAGTTATTAAGGTATCTTCTTATGTTATCACAAGTGAGTCATTCAGGTAGCACACTTGAAAGATAGTGCTGGATGATTTGTCGTTTTCGCTGAACGCACTTGCTGTTGCATAAGTTATAGATATAGAAATGACCGGGTAACGAACTATGTTCGCCCCGGTCTTTTTTCATTCTTTCAACTGTCTTCTAAGAACCTTGAAGAAGCCCTCAACTCGATATGGTGATGTGCCAGTATAACAGCAAATATTATATAATTCGCATTTTGAGCAACTCTTTGTTTTACGACAGATCTCCATAGCTTTTTTCAATAACTCTGCATCTTTCATTTATCTTTCTCCCGTACTTCCAAAGCCACCACGATTTTCACCAGATAAGTGTTCTACTTCTGTTATTTTAACAAGTGGCTGATGTTCCTGTATGCGGAATTGACAGATACGTGTGTTTTTAGGAATGACAATATCTTTAGTTGCATATGCTGGAAACATCCATTCATCCTGTTCACCGCAATAGGATTCGTCAATAAGCCCTACACTGTTTGCCTGAATGATACCATATTTTTTAAATGTAGAACTACGAGGGATGAGTAATGCTTCGGTGTTTTCTGGTAACTGGATTGCTACTCCTAAGGGAATCAACTGAAAATCTCCTTTTTTCATAAACACATCAACACCAGTTCGTAAGTCTATCCAGTCGCCATTTTTTATTAGATGTATTCTAATCATGTATTCTCTTAAGTATTTTACTTTAATCTGCTTTGCTTTCATGATATTCCTCCACTTATAACAATGTTCACATTCGTTGTCAAACTTCCAGAAACAATCTTTACAGTTCATAAGTTACCTCATTTCATACGTTGTTTCTACCAGTAAAATCCCGCCTCGTATACGCTTTGGTCTTAACTTCCCTGGTACTTTCAAACCTACTTTAAAATCGTTAAAGGTGCGTATTATTTGGTTACCGTTTTTGTCAAATAAAAACTCTTTTTCTTCATCACTCCATTCTTTATCTTCTATAGATACATCTGAACTCATGGAAAGTTCAAATAAATCCTTGCATCTTTGAGGCATACCAGCACACTTGATGTTGTTGTATGGGTGCTCGATAGGCTCAAGGTTTTCTGCTACAACATGCTCAATATAGGTTTTCTGTCTGGTGAATATTGCTTTATCCCAGCATGATTCCAGTTTCCAACAACAGAAATTTTTATCATGTACTTTGATTCCTTTTATTTTTTCAGGTGGTAAGTCACAATGGATGCTATCAGTATCTGCGTAAATAAACCCCGGTTTATCAACACCGTAATAGTTTTTCTGAGCAGCTCTGATTGTAAAGTTTCTTGCGTAACTTGTGATTGCTGATCCGACAGGAATGTAACCCGGTGTTTTGTTGTTCTCTATTACAGGAACAAAACCTATGGAATTATCTTCTTTCACATATGCATATTTGAATGAACTATCTGTACTACTTGCCATTTTGCCATATAAATTATTTAAGAATAGTTTTGCTAATTCTCGTAAAGCACCAGTGCTTTTCTGTTTCATTTCTTTGTAGGTGTCAATGTATTCATCAAAAATACCTATCATAGAATAAAACCAACACCCATCTAATATTTCAAAATCAACTAACTCATAATGCTCTTTTAACAGTTCGTAATCTGTCATTGTCAATACTAATTCTACTCTAGTATCGCACATATTGCCACCACTATCCCTGTAAAATGGATAATATTTATTAGTATCTTTATCGTAAATATCAGAAGTTTCAAGCGCTTCTGTTCCCTTGTATAAAAACGAGCCTTTTATCTGTATAAAAGGTAGCATATTTTTCTTTATATAAAATCTGGTTTTTATCCTTACAAAATAATATTTGTTTTCTGCTATAGCTTCTGGCGGTATGAAATTACCCATCCAAAACTTTGGTTTACCTACCGGGTATTTATTGCCACTTTCACTATGCATCATACTAGGGTATAGAGAATTTACATCGGCAGTTGTTCCATAGGTATGTAATTTATTTTCTTTTCCTTTTACAAGATAGCACCAACCGCCACGATAACTTTTCCTTATATAATCACCAGCGGTATTATACTTGTGTTCTTCACTTATATGTAACGTGTAAATGTCCGGAAACATTTCATCGTAATCAAGCAATTTCTTTGTAGTGTGCTTACAGATGTTTTTATATTCTTCCAAACAACATGATCCAATAGTTAGTTTATTATGCCCCTCATTAAACATAATTTCAAGTGCTTCTTTTACAACTAAAACGTCATTTGCTATATATTTTTTCTCTTCATCTGTTATAGTGCAACCAGCATATCTAAAACCAGTATATTCCATTTCCAGTTTTTTGTGCTTTGTCTTAAAACTGTTTCCTATTCTTTTTACGCTGAAAGGTAATAATTTTAGTGAATCTCTTATTTCAATAAAATGGTTGTTATCTTTTATTATTATGGTGTACCATTGACCTTTATCAGATACGCTATATTTGAATGTTTTATTTTTCATCTCTTTTTCAGATTGCCATTCTATAGAAAACTCTGATTCTCCAACTTTATTTGTAGCTTGTTTGAAGCCTTTATCTATCAGCAAATAAGACAGCCAGAAAGCACCATCAAATTTTAGGTTGTGATAATACGCTATAACGTTTGAATTTAAAGATAGGAAATAATTATACTGATCGTCTATGCTATGAAATATTTCTACCTTTTCCGTATATAGTTCTACAGATGCCGATGCCCAAACCTCTGTGTTCTCCTGACCTTTATAGACAGTTGTTTCAAAGTCACACATGAAATAACGATATTTTTTAATCCTCAATATTATACCCTAGTTCGTTATATTCAAATGCTTCTACTAATTCTTCTTTGTAAGCATCGGAAGCGTCTGGTAAATATTCTACTAACGAACTAGCGAACTCTTGCATAGCTGAGTTGCTGTCATAACCTGTTTTGTTTAGAATCTCATGAAATTGTAGAGGCATATGTTCCAAGGAGTATGCAACGGAATCTATACCCTGTTCGTTTATCAGCGTGTTTATAAAGGCAATAACCTTGTCAGATATTTCTTTCGGAAAATGCAATATTTGTGATTTGAAATTATTGATTATCACTTGAGAAATACCGTTTTCTAAAACATTATCTGTTTTGCTTTGTGTGACTTCCCTCTCTTTATTTTGTGTAACTACCTGTTTTAGATATTTTGATGTTATTCCTTTTAATTTTCTAGTGAGTTTAGCGAGTTCTTTTCCTTTTACACCTTGCTGTCTTAATTGCCTCTCCGTTGGTATATATAAATCAACATATTGCAATATTTTATGTTTCCTTATATATCGTAAGATACGATTTCTGTTTTTTGTATATTGCGTTGTCCTCTTTGCCATACATACCCTCCTGTTGAAAAAAAGGGAAAGCTGTTATGCCTCCCCTCTCTTATTTTAACTTTTATGCGATTGATTCTACATCTAGAATACAATTGATAAAATCTCTGCCAGCTTTTGTTTTGCCAGATGTTTTGATGATGGTGAACGACTTATCACCCATGATTTTTACAATATCATTGAATGAACGCTTTACCGTTCCGCTCTGTGCGCTGTATACCTTGTTGTCCGGTGTAAGAATTGATAAGATTTCTACGGTTTCACCTGTTTTTTCTTTCACATCCTCAAAAATCATGTATTTCTTTACCGGAATCTTTTTACCATCCGGTAAGTTTTTCATGGATTCGATTGCTGGTGAAATGGTCATAAGGTATTTCTCGATCTCATTATATTCCTGATTTGAGATAATATTAATCATAGTTTTTTCTCCTCTTTCTTATTATTCTGTTTGTTTTTCTGTTTTAGTTGTTCTTTCTGGTAATACTTCTGCATGCTCGATAAAATCCTGCTCACTCATTCCGTACAGAGTTTCAATCTCTGTTTTGTCTACGATGTGAACCGCTTTTACCGTTTCAGTTTCGATGATTGGCTTTACTGTTTTCAGTAAAGAATCATTGTCTTTGTAGGTGCGTGGGACTGTTACTTCCATATTAAAGGGTTCTCTCGCTTCTACATCCACACACATTACATTTGCTTTTGTTGTTGTGATGGTTCTTGTCACCATTGGTACTCTTGCCATAATTTGTACTTCCTTTCTTTTTGTTTTTGTAGCACTATTGTACTAATGAGTGGTGTAGGAGTCGAACCCACATTTTTCAGTGCCAAGCCCGTTTACTTTCTGAATGTCTTTCCCAGCTAGACGAACCACCCTGGAGGTTGGGTGACTGTATTGATAGCCACCCTTTTTTGTATTAAGCAAATATGATCTTCTGACATTATTAATTATATCAAAAAGACTGATTTTTGTCAAGCGTATTTTCAAATTTATTTAATAAAATACTTGTTCAAAATATCTTCCTTGTATTGCGACATTACTATTTTGGTTAGAATTGACACCATTTTTTGATCAGATATTTTAGCTCGTAAAACAGGTATTGTGGTACACCATAAATCTTTTGGTGAATTTTCAATATTCACATAAATATCTGTTCCATTACACATTACATATACTTTACCTTTTACTTCTATTTGAATCTGTTTTTTTAGCTTAAAAACCAAACTGTTTAAAACCATATTCCATTTTACCTCTTTTCCAAGTACTTTCGTGAAATTTTTAACAATGTCCTAATTCTGGGAAAGGGTGGATCAAACACCCTGTTGTTTCCTTGCTGGTAAGACGGTTGCATAGCGGATAAAATCCTCTTCTGTCATTCCAAGTAAAATCTCTTCTACTTTCGATGATTCGATGTGAACCAGCTTAAACTCGTCTGACTCAAATAGTGATTTGCATTTCTTGAGCAAATCTGACTCTGTATAAGTGCCACCTATTGTGTACTCATTAATAGTTGCCTCTGCGGTTGTTACGTTTAAACACATAATCTTTGCTGTTGTCTGAGTTACTGTTCTTGTGACCATTCTTTCTCTTGCCATATTCTTTTTTCTCCTTTTTTATTATTTTTATTCGGTTGTTGCCGGAAAGGTGTTCCAGCGTTGAAACTGGAAAAGTGCCTGTCACTACACCTATAATGTTGCCCCCTTTATTAAATAATCGTTTTGTGATGTACTATAGCGGACACCGTCTTTTGAATCCCAAGCACAGGTGAAACTAAAAGTATTATGTGAACAAATTCTAAAGGTATATGGGTCACCGTTGTTTACAGCTTCACTAAAACATTGATCATAAGCTAATCTTTTTTTATAACTAGCCCTACTATAAACATCTGATAAGGCAAAACCCTCGTTTCTTCTGGCAAGTCTTAATAACTCTTGCCCCGATTTTGTGTACTGGTCAAATTCTTTCATTTTTCGTTCTCCTTTTTTAGTGATTGTTTAATTGTTACGAATACCACTGGCGGAATCGAACCGCCAGGAAAAAGCCTTTCTTTGTGGTAACTATTACCTATTTATATAATCTGAAATTGCTTTATAATGATGTAGAATATTATAACCAGTTTTATTCATGATAGCGTTCCACATTACATCAAAATCAATATCAGGCTCGGTGCCACATATAACTAACACACTCAGCAATTCAGTAGCAACTTTTACATCATATTCCCATGATTGCCCTTTATTATATTTCTTTATTGCTAATTCGACATACTTGCTGATCTTCTTAATAATTTCATCTGTACTAATACTTTCTTTAATTCCTGTCATATCATTTTACCTCTCTTTTTTCTTTATTTTATTGTCTTCCTTGTTTCTATATATATAATACCATATGTACTGTTTTTTGTCAAATAATTTACACTAAAATATTGCACAAGAATTGCACTGAATGTTTGTGTAGATTTTACCTATTGACGGTACGAAGTATGTGTGGTATAAGGGGAAAATGAGAATGGCACTTTTTTATTAAAGGGGCA